CAGAATACCTCCTCCGCTTCCACCTGCGCCAGCATATGAGAATGGGGATGAGTTGGCTCCTCCACCTGCCCCTCTTCTACCTGAACTTTCTCCGTTGCTGTTCCCACCTTCGTATATTACGGTAAATTTAGGCTCAACGGATTTCACAAACGATAATTATGAGGATGCAATTATTATGTTTCCTACCACAAAAAAATTGTTTGTGACTGTTGTTGGTGGTTTTAATAATAATTACATATTTACAGTTCGTATAATGTCCATAGGTATGATACCAATTACATTCACAAGCAACGGCATAATGGATTTAAACTGGACATTTGATAGGTCTAGGAACAATTTGGTTATACACGATACAAGAACCCCTCCATTTGATTCTAATTCATTAGTTTCAAACGGTTCTCCAACTATTCTATGTTTTACATTTGCAGCTCCAATAGATAACTTAGAACTTATACAGTTTTTTGCTCCAGAATAACCCTAATAGTATTTATAAAGTTGTTTATTACCGTAAAGTAAGAATGTTCTCTATTGCGTGGATATTTATTGGAGCAATCGTTGGGTTATTACTGTCCGCAGTCTTTGCTCCGCCATCAAGAGGCGACGCTCAACTCCCAACTCCAAATACGAAAAAGGTGTTTCATACTCCAACTGGATGCGTCAAGTTCAAGACGCACGAAGTTGATTGTTCACGTGAATCCACTTCTCTGAATTTCGTCGCATCTCAACATAAAGGATGGTTTTGATTCAAATCACAAAGCTTCTTCATAATCCTCAAAGTATTAAAGTTTTATCCTTTTTAGTTGGAATGGGTATCGCAGTCCTGCTGTGTCATAAACCTATTACTACGAAGACTGTTCTTGGTCTTCCTGTTGCGGATATTGAAGGCAAGGTCGTTTCTGTGAATGGAAAGTGTTATTCGTATCACGCGGAAGATACTCCTTGCGAAATCTCCGCCTCTAAATAAACAAATGGAGACTGGTTCAACAAATCTAGCCGATCTTCTTGGAGGCGGACCTGTTCAAAACCCCACCTTGCCGCAGTCTACTACTTTTGCGCCAATGGTCACTGGCGGAGGCGACCCTTTCATCTCCCCTATGCCATCCAATAACAATCCTCCAATGACACTGAAAAACAATGATGCGATGTTCAGCACTATTCGTAGGTCCATTAAGGGTGCAATGGGATACCTCGCATTCTTTCTGGCTGCGATGATTATTTCTCTACCAGTTCCTCGTGCAATGTTTCTTCAGTACATTCCGAATACTTACACGTCTGGCGGTGTCGTGTCGTATTACGGAGCTTCTATTTTGGGACTGATTGCGGTCGCTATAACGTATGTTCTTGGAACGCTTCTTTCTATCCTTATTTAGGAAGAGTAAATGTACTTCCGCAGTCCGTATTCCCGCATACACTTTTGAAGAAACATTTCACAGTCCGCACAAGGCTTTGAGTTTCGAACTTCGCCACTTTTGTTTAGACGAATGACTTCTAGCGTACAACCGCGAAGTTGTGACACATCACCAAGACGTTTCACAACTGCACGTTCCGCATGTAAACTTTGATCATCCCATCCACATCCACGACTGCGTGTTCCCAGTGTGTTCCTGGATGTTGCGATTATCTTGTTCCTCCTCCTGATTGTAGCCGTATGAAACTCCGTGTTATGAACCCTCATATAATCCATTTCTGTCTGATGCTATATTCATAGTGTTCGTCGTGGACCAATTCGTTTTTTAGCTACTATTTAATGAAAGTTGATTCAAAACGTATTCGTCTTTTACAAGGAAGATTTGTTCTAACCGATAGTATGGACGAACTTGTATCGTATCGCCGTAGGTCTATTGGGTGGAAAGCCGATCCACCTGCGTATATTCATCCACGTATTCTATTTGGTCCTGGCGGCGAAACAATAACCCCTGGATTTCTCAGAAAATACAATATCACACACATAATCAACTGCGGATTTGAATCTGATTCGCCAGACTGGTTCAAGACAAACTTCAGTAATAACTATGCGTGTTTGAACGCCGTTGATTCTGTGAATGCCAATATTCTCAGTTGGTATCCTCGATTTGAAAACCTTATGCGAGAGTTTCTGGCAGATACTGGAAGCAAGAATATTTATGTCCATTGCCAATGTGGAATTAATCGCAGCGGATTTCTGAGCCTTATATTCGCCTGTGTCCGCCTCAACTACGCCTTCAAAGATGTCGTCAACAGTATTCTAACCCAACGTCCTTGTGCGTTAACAAATCCGTCCTATTTCAGACAAGTGAAGGAATATTGTTTGGGCGTATAGAGTTTTAAGAACAACAATGAAACAATGAATAAATGGACAATGTATTCAGGACGAAGAAGTATAGAGATACAGCGGCTCGTGCGAAATCACAAACTCTTGTGTCTGGAACACTTGACTCTTTACACCAGAATATACTTTCGTCATTGACAGAAAAGGACAAGAAAGAACTAGAAAGCAGACAAGAAGTAATAGTAGAAGAACTTAGAAGAATAGAAATATCTACAAACTTAGAAGATATCTTACACGCCTCAAAACTTCATCATGAACTTAAAAGTATTCAGGAATCTTTGGATGAACAAGCACCTGTAGAATCGTATTATTTGAAGAACGCCGATATTATGCTGAAATATTACGGAAATCAGGAAAAGGCACACGTCGGTGTTTCTAACTCCACAAACCAAAATACTTTTTTGAAGTATTTACAGAGTTCTGGAACTCCAACAGACTCTGGAGTATCAAAGAAAGAACTGTTTGAGCAGTATGCCGCACGTATGAAAGTGAATATCGCGGCACCCACAGAAGCTGTGAAAGTAGATAGTGCGGAACATTGCGAGAGATGTAATGTATCCCGCGAAGAAATCACATCAGAAGGTATTTTAGTATGTCCAGAATGTGGGTCGGAAGAGTATATGTTAGTTGTTTCCGACGTTCCTAGTTTCCGTGATCCGCCAAAAGAGCGTAATAATTATGCTTACAAGAAAATCAATCATCTGAATGAAATCTTGAATCAGTTTCAAGCAAAAGAATCGACTATTATTCCCGATGATGTCATGCACTAGATCGTGTGTGAAATCAAGAAACGCAGGATTCAAAATGTAGCTGAAATGGTTGAAAAGGATATGCGAGAAATTTTAAAGAAACTGAATCGGTCAAAATATTACGAACACGCAACTCATATTCTTTCTAGACTCAATGGAAATCCTCCACCAATGATAACTCCTGAAATCGAAGAGAAAATACGAGCGATGTTTCAGGAAATCCAGGCACCCTTTTTGTTATATTGTCCTGATGAACGCACCAACTTCTTGTCGTATTCTTATATCCTATTTAAGTTCTTCGAGCTTTTGGAGTTGGACGATTACAAGGTTTATTTTCCTCTTCTGAAATCACGCGATAGACTTATTGCGCACGACGAAATATGGAAGAAGATTTGCGATTATTTACACTGGGAGTTCATCCAGTCCGTTTAACGACGCAGGGCCTTTCCAGCGACCTTCCAGAGAAGGACATACGCGAGGACGAAGACGACGGCGTGGGTGACAGCGACCGTGAGGGTTGAGCCACCAGGGGGCAGGCGGAGGAGAACGCCAGGGGTCAGAACGACAAAGAGCAGGGCAAGAACGAGGAGCTTGGTGTACATTTTTATACATTAAAGAAGAGATTTTTAAAAGAACGTGTATTTTCCAACCGCACGAAGCAAGGATGGAATCTTTCCTACACCACGTCCATAACTCAACGCACCTCCAACATAACATAAATACGGCATTCCAGGTAAATGTTGTGGTAAATCCTTGGGACATTTCTTGTAACAAAGTCCATCTACCTTATCTGTATGATCATTTCCTCCGCCTGGACCAGGGCATACGCCTCCGTGATCAAGCCGACCCCGAATGTTTCCGCCCCAGCATCCGCAGTTACCGTGCCAGACACAATCGTCAACGCTATGGCACCCAATAGGTTCTCGACACGTTAATCCATCATTATTCCATCCATCAGGACAAGGTTCAAGTCCAACTGGAGTTCCAATATCGATATTAACAGTATCTGCCCAACATACAGGTCCAACGCCGTGATACCCTTTACGACACTTTTCGTAACATAACCCTGCGTCAAGGTCGGGTTTATTGACTGGACACGTATCTGGAGTGAATGAACCTATTTCGTATCCGCCCATAAAGTTCGGAAGTGAAAGAATGAAATGTTCTCGTTGTGTGAGCATATAGTATAAAAACAATCCAAGGGCTACCCATAAGAGAATATCTATTAAGCCCATTATGTTCTGGCGTGATATTTTCACACGCTAAACATATAACTAAAAAACTATGTGGGGACAACATCTTGCTATGGATATCGCACGTTGTAATCCTGCTTCCATTCGGTGCCATAACAACATTTATCGGTTCACAAAGGATTTAGTTAAGAAGATTGATATGGTTGCCTATGGCGAACCACAGATTGTGATGTTCGGCACAGGAAACAAAAAGGGATATACTTTAGTACAGCTTATTGAGACATCTAATATTTGTGCGCATTTTGTGGAAGAAACCAACGATATTTATTTGGACGTTTTCAGTTGCAAAACGTTTGATCCCCACGTGGTCGCTGGAGTCGTCGCAGACTACTTTAAGCCTGACGATGTGAGTTCGCGTCTTCTCATTCGTCGTGCGCCTGAACTTCGTTAATTACCAATCGTAATCTTCTTCCAAAATACGTTCAGTATCTGTATCATACTCTTCGCAATCTACATATACGATGAACGCAGTATTCAACAAATCCAGGTTTGAACTCATATCTGGATTTGATGAAGAAATACCTATTAACTCACAAAACTCTTCTCACATCATTCTGTCTTTATCTTCAGTAGAGGGTAGGATACTATGTTAGAACTTGAAGTTTAAGCGCGTGGATTGTGAACGTCTCCTTCAAGAACACATTCGCCATCTTTGCCTTTCTTGGAGCCGTGTGGACACGGCTGGTCGACCTTCGTGTCTGGATTATCAAATCGCTCGAGAAGAGGACGGATATACATATACACGAAATAGTTGAGGACTGCGAACACTACGCCGTGAATGATTGCCTTTTCACGAAGGGACCCACCAGGAGGAATACTGAAATGAACGCCAGGAACCATCAGCATGAACAGAATGGCTTTTAGAAGAATATTGACCCACATTTATCCTTTACGAAGCTTTTTCCTTGAGAGACATCGGGTCATATGTCTCGTGTCCAGTTGGAACACAGTTCTGGTCCTCGGTCATACGGAATCCGTTCGGACACTTCGGTCCATAGTTGCCGAACTTCTCGCGATACGACCAGTAAATCTTCATCACCGCCGTGGTAGTGAGAGAAAAGAGGATGGCGTGAGTCACTAGGATAGCCGCACGACTTCCTCCAGCAGGAATACGACCTAGTACGCCAGGAACGAACGCGGCAAACAGCAGGGCAGCCAGAATACTAGAAATAAGGTCCATTTATTATTTCATGTAGGTTTTCTTTACCCAGTTTCGGTCCGCCATAAACTTCTTGCTGCGTCCCTTGGATGTCCGTTTCGTGAATGTCCCGACGGCTTGGAGTTTGCGGTAGGTAGAAAGAGGTCCGAATCTATGAACGGCTTTACGCAGAGTGGCGTGACGACGAGACGGCTTTGCGACAACAGAGTATCCTACCGACGAAAGAGCGCCAGGATGTTTGATTTCAATACCAGGCCCGTGCTTGTCCGCCCACTTTCCAGTAGCTCCTTGGTCTGTAATACGAGATGTGGGAACACGCGACCGCTTGACAGTTGTGCGACGAACACTGATGTGATGTTTACGAGAATACGCAGACCTACGATGCGCACGACGAGTGTATCCTGACCTTTCAATTAGGCGACGACGACCGCCGCCACACGTTTTTCCTTCCATTCTTATTCATTAAGTCCAGACGATTTATGGGGACACGAAGAGCAAGATTTCGGTGCGACCTTGATTTTGCTGTAGTTATTCGCCACAAAAAGACCAACTGCAAGAACAGTGAATGCAATAAGAATCCAAGACCACATTTGTTTTTACTATAGTTTTCATTCAGCGAGCATATACCATATAGATGGGCATCCCGTTTTTATTCGCAAGTTTGGTTCGGTCGCACAAGGGCATCACACGCCCCGTAAAACAGCGGCAAGATGTGGATGTATTGGGAGTAGATTTTAATTGCTTAATTCACAGATACTTGAAAGAAGAGAACCCTGTTGGCTCGGTAATAGAAGCATTCGCACATATTATAGAAACAGTATGTCGTCCAAAGCATTTATTGATTGCGATGGACGGAATCGTTCCTTATGCCAAAATCGTTCAACAGAGGTATCGTCGTATGCGTAT